TTTCCAGCACCCGTTTTCCGCGCTGCCAGTACGTCGCGTAGCACGCCGCGATTTCCGCATCCTGCAATATTTCCGCCAGCACAAACACGTTTGCCGCCGTCGTGCCGCGGTAAATCATGCCGTCGTAATGGTTCCGCATTTCACCTCTCCTTTCTCTCCTCAGCGCCATCGCCCCTCGGCGGTGACGGAAATGGTTCCCGTGACAGCCGACGCGCTGACCGGACGGACGAGCAGGCAGTCCGGCGGTTGGGTCTCCGTCCCCGCGCCGCTCAGCCACACCTGTGCGGCCTGATGGTCCGCCGCCGCAAAGGTCAGGTGCACGGCGGGCGTCCCGGCAAACGCCGCGGGATACGCATACGACGCCGCGTCAAACGCGGGGCCGCTTTGATACATATTCCCAAATGCCGCATTGACATCCGTGCACACCGGAATCCGCCCGACGCAGCGCAGCCTGCCGTCCTCATATTTCTCATACGTCCAGACGCCGCCCGCCCCGCTGTCACACGCGGCAGCGGAAATCCCCGGCTCGCCCTGTATGCCCTGCTCGCCCTTGATGCGCGACCACGCGAACACCGACGGATCGGACAGATCGGCGTCCGGCACAGCGCGGTTGACCGCCACGCCGATGTAGTCCTTTCCGGACGGGTCAGTCGTGATTTCCGAACCGTATGCGTCGTCCGCGTACGCAATCCACGTGAAAACCGCCCGATTTGCCGTCATTTGCTCCACCTGATCGGCCAGCGCGTGCAGGCGTTCGGAAATGCCGTCGTCCCGGATGAGGTAGTCGCCGAGCGTCGCGGTGTGCACGTTGTCCGCCACACTGCTCTCCAGCCGGAGCACCCGCGCGGACAGGTACAGCGCGCCGTCGCTGTCGACGATCGACACCGTGTCGCCGACGCGCACGTTTTCCGGCAGCGCGCGCAGCTCGATCTCATAGTTGACCTGGATCTCGCGCTGCCTTCTGAGCGCCTCGAGCGCCCGCGCACACAGCTCCGCCTGATCGGTTGTATTATAGCTAAATGTGCGCATGAGGTGTCCGGTGTAGGTGCCGTTTTCCCACAGGTATCGGCTCCATTTTCTGACCGCCTCGCGCGACTTGAGGAACGTGCCCTCGAGGAAGAAATCCCCGTCGTCGTACACATAGCCGCGCAGCGTGACGGGCTGCGCGTCGTCGCCCTTGATGAGCGACCAGTGGTAATCCGCCGCCCGCGCGCTCTCCGTCCGGCTCGGCTTGTCGTACGCCAGACCGATGTACCGCTTTCCGGCGGGCGAGTCGCTGAGATTCCCTCCGGCGGAATTATCCGCATATTTCACCCATGTATACTTGCCGTTCGGCTGCAAAACGCCGGTATCCGGAATATATTCCATCGTTTTGAGCGGCTGACCGTTCACGCCGGTTTTGTTGCGGCGCACCTTGGTCCAGGTGTAGTCGCTGTACTTCTCGCTCTCGGACGAGTCCGGCTTTCCGTACGCCAGGCCGATGTAGTCCTTTCCGGCGGCGCGGTCGGTCATGCCCGCGGTCGGGCTGTCCGCGTACTTGACCCACGTGTAGTACGGCTTTCCGTTCGCGTCGTCGTAGGCGTGAATGCCCTGCGCGCCCTGCGGCACGCCGCCCGTGACCTTGAGCGCGGTGGCGAGGTTCTCCGCCGAGCGCCGGACGGAGATGTTCCCGACCTCGATGCCGCGGCGCAGCCGCACGCCGTAGTCCCCGCCGCGCCGTTTCAGCAAATGGATATATTTGTGCAGGACGCGCAGCCCCTTGATCTCGAACGAAAACTCCAGCTCCGCGCCGAACTGCGCGGCGACGCTGGCCAGACGCTCGGTGACCGTGCACTCCCCGTCCCATTTCAGCCTTCGCCTCCGGTCGGAAATCTCGTTGCGGCCGATTTCAAAGCCGCTGTCGTAGGCAAATTTCTCGATGTAAAACGCGGCGGGCTGCGCCTGATCCGCCTCGTACGGCACCGCGATCTCGTTGAGCAGATCGAGCCCCGCGCCCTCGGCCCAGACGGACACCGTGCAGGCATCCGTGTTCAGCTCACTTTCGATGATGGTATAAAATTCACGCGCCTCGCCGTCGCTGCGCAGCAGGTAATTGCCCGGCGCGGTGATCTCCTCCGCGCGCACGCGGCAGTCCGCGGGATAGACGAGGTCGAAGGAAAACGCCGCCGCACCCGCGCCGATCTCGTCCGTTTTGGTGTCCCTCCGGATGAGAAACCCCGCCGCAAGTCCGGTCGCGGCGCACGCCAGAATGTTCATTTTCCGGTCGGCGAAATAGACGGTCACACGAACACCTCCCGGTATTTGAGCGAATAGTCGGGCGTCTGCGCCGCCCACGGCGAGCACACGCACGCGATCTGATTGACGCCGGGCGACAGCACAAATGTCTCCCACGCGTTGCCGAGCGCGCCCATGCCGGGGTTCGGACTTCCGTTGACCGTGACCGCGCCCGACCGGCAGTCCGCCGCGACGACATCTCCTGCGGAAAACAGATTGGGCAGGTCGTGGAACGTCTTGTCGGTGCTGTCCGTCAGCCGCGCCGAGAGCAGGACATTTTTCCCGGCTGTCGCCGTGCCGTAGCGCGCGAGGAAAAAGCTGACCTCCGTCACCGCCAGCTCCTCCAGACCGGGCACAACCACGCTGCGCCAGGCGCCGTTGGGCAGGCCGAAGGTGAACGTGCTGCCGTTTCGCGCGACAATCGTCTCGCCGGAGAGCACGCCCGCGGCGCGGTTGGTCAGACCGCGCGGAAAGCTGATTTTCCCCACGCCCTCGCCGCCGGCAAACAGTCCCGCGTGGCAGTGCGGGTCGCCGTTCGATATGCGGTAATACGACATTCCACAGATGTTCCTCCGCTCGCCGGATTCGTCCGTTCCGGTCACGGCCACTTGAAAGGCGCACAGGTCGGACACCTCCGGCGCGGCAAACAGGTGGCTGAATTTCAGCCGGAAGTCCTTCGCGCCCGACCACACCTGTTTTGTGATCGACGGCCCGTGCCAGCCCTCGCCTGTCGTGCCCGCTTCCGGCGCGATTCCCGCGCCCTTCTGCGTGTTTTTGACAACAAACTGCCCCGTTTGCGCGTTCGGCCTGTGCAGCACGAGGTTCGCGTGGTTGACCGTCCAGCCGTCGGGCACACCGGCGGAAAAATTGTCGGAAAACACGGTCGTGCTGCGCGTCGTCTGCGCGCCCGAATAGGTGTACGTCCCGTCCGCCTCGTCCTCGTCCCCGATGAGGATGCAGCTGCCATTATCATGCAAAAAGCTGACAAATCCGCAGTCGCCGCGCAGGTTCGCCCGCAGCGTCGGAAACGCCGGATACGTCCCCGCGTAATCCACGGCAAGCGTGCTGCCGCCGTCGGACGGCGTGACGGTCTTCTCCTCCACCGCGTATTTGAACGGGTCGGCGCAGTAAAACTCGATCTCGCCGGTCACCTGATTGCGCCCGCCCGGCAGCCGGCTCAGTCCGGTCTTTGTGCCGGTGTAAAACCTGTCCGGCTCGTCCGCGAAAATCAGCCGGAGCTGCGGTGCGGCGAGCAGGCCGTTGAGCCGGTCAAACTCGCGGCGGAACTCCTCCGCGCTGTCCGCGAGCAGCTGAAAGCCGACGGCAATGGTGCGCGGCAGAAACCTGCGCCGCTGAAACGTGCTGCCGTCGCGCGTGCTCGACGCGAGATCGGTGACCTCCGCGGCAATGCGCTCGCGCCCTGTGGTGTACAGCGTGCGAAAGCCGGAAACCGCCGCGTCCAGCCAGACGCCGTTGACCTGCACCGCCTCCGCCGGCAGCGTCAGCCCGCCGGTCGGGCAGTCGGTCGTGTCGATAAATTCATACATCTCTCACACCGTCCCCTTTCTGCGGTTTTCGCGCCGCGTGAGCTTTTCCAGCTCCTCCCGCGTGTATTTCGCGGTCGCGCGCGCCGCCTCCCGCCCGTCGATTTCCACGGGCACAACGATCGTGCAGGCGGTGTCGGCATGGTAGGAATACGCCGCGCTCAGTTCTTCGCCAGCATCCGGCATTTTGAGATGTTCCGCGCTGCGTGACGGGAGCGCGGTGAGCTGCTCGCCCGCCCTTTGCACCTCGCGGAACGATGCCGCGATGCCCTCCGCGAATCCCTCGCCGAAGTACGCTCCGAGCCGTGCGGTCACGCGCGACGGGCTGTGAATCTGCGCCTTTGCGCGAATGGCCGCCGCTGCCGCCGCCGCGAGCTGTGCGGCAATGCTCCGCACCCGCCCGAGCTGGGACGCCATGCCGTTTGCCAGACCCGCACCGATGTTCACACCGGCGGAATACGCCCCGCCGCGCGCCGAGCGGAGGGCGGAGACCACGCCTGCCGCCGTGATGCGCGCCGAGGAAACCGCACGCGAACCGCCCGCCCGAACCGCGCTGTCAAACCGCGCCATGCTCTGCGCCGCGAGAAGCGGGAGCGGCTCCAGTCCGGCACGCACGCCGCTGTGCAGGTTTGTCCCGATTTGCTGCCCGGCGCTTTTTGCCCTGCCAGCGCCGTTATCGAAGGCGCGCGCGAGCGCATCCATCGCGCTTTTTGCCATATTGCCGAGCGCACTCAGACCCGCCTGCACGGTGCTCACCGCGCCCTGCATCGCCGCCAGCGACCGCCCCGCCGCCGCCGCGTTCTGCCCGATGGACAGCACCGAACCGTTCACACCGCCCAGCGCCGCCGCGAGCATCCAACTGCCCGCCGCGCACAGCATCAGCGCACCGCCGAACGCCCCCGCCGCGAGCGCCCCCGCGCCGAGCGAAGCGGCAAGTGCGAGCGCCGTCCCCGACACCACGGCCGCACCCGCCCCGACCGAAGCGAGTCCGAGCGACAGCGCACCCAGTCCTGCGCCCGCGAACACCGCGCCCGCCCCGACCGAAGCCAGTCCGAGCGACAGCACACCGAGCCCCGCGCCCGCTATGACCGCACGCTGCGCCGCACCGTCCAGCTGCGCGCAAGCCTGCGCGCCCCACGTGCCCCACACGGCGGCGGACTGCGTGAGCGCGGCATCCATGCGCGAGAGCCCGGCAGTCACGGCATCGGCG